ATGTATGTAATAATGGAAAAGGCTGAGATCATCAGTACTAACCTTGATGCGAATGAGATATTCGAGGAAGCGTTAGGAATGGAACGTAGTGGACGTAGAGTTGCTGTCGTGAAGATGGATGCAGCTAAGTTTGATGCTGCCATGAAGAAGATACTTATGGGTGATGAGTATTGGATCAGACGTACTGAGAGAAAGAGGGCTGCATAATGAACACTAGTGATCTAAAAGAACTGCGAATATCCTCTCTTATCGAAGAGATTACCTCGAATAGCTTACAGATAGAGCAGCTGAGTAGTGATGTACGGGAGCTGATGTATGCTGTGCGTGACCTTACTGAACAAGTTGATGTAAAACTACGGAAGATTCCTGCGAGGTTCTAAATAAGAAGGGGTGGCCCTTTAGACTGGGCACTCTTTCGCAATCTATAAATGCAATATGAACCTAGAACAATAACTAAGGAGACTTATTAATGCCAAGCAACTATATCAACGGTGCAGACATGCCTACCCTCACAGTATTCAAGATGGAGTTACAGAGGATCACGGACATAGGTATTGACGTTGATCCTCTTATTACGGAGTATATGCGAAACCGTATCAGCGAGATAGAGGAACTACCAGCCTAATGATAAAGCGCTTACTTAAAGGGTCACAAAAAATATCCCCATGAAAAAAAATCTTGCTATACCTTTTTTGGTAGTATTAACTCTTTCGGGTTGTGGTATTGTTCCTGCATGGTTATCCTTTGCACACACGGCTACTGATATAGTGCTAACATCTGCAACAGGCAAGTCTAGTGGAGAGCACTTGCTCTCAGGAGTTACTGGAGAAGACTGCAAGTTTATAAGGGTAATAGATACAAATCAAATATGCATGAGCTCCAAGGAGTATGAGATATATCTTCTCTCTTTGAATTGTGATACATATAAGTGGGATATGTTTGGAAGGGCGAGTTGTGCCCCTGAAGAAATAGGTACGAGTAATTTTGGAAAAGGTGCATTTAGCCCTGAAAACTAAATTAGTTTAATTTAGCCCTTGACAAAGTTCCTTTAATAGTGTAGTATGGAGATATGATGGAAATAGAATACGGAGAATATGGTTTAAGTGATTATGCACCCCACACAAGGTTGTTTGGGATGTATACGGATGTTGCTATAAAGGGTGGTACCCTCTATGCAATATGTTTTTATAAATGGTACATAGGATTGATTGTGAAATGATGTTTAATATTGGTGATGAGATAAACTACAAGAATGTTTTTGATGAAGCTTCACGGGGGACTATTCTTAGTGTTTCCTCTGATATGGATTCATATGAGGTTATGGAGCTCAAGGATGGGGTTCCCTACTATGCGAGTAAGAAGTTGACCGCAGCTGAAAACAAGCGACGAAAAGCAGCGAAAAAATCGGCGTTGAGTACTCCCGTGTTCGCACCTGTTAAACCTAAGAATATGAAGAGTGTGTTTATAGAGGTTCTCTCTATTAATACTCCGAAGGGTTGGCCTGACTATGTTCCTATTGGGGATGTTGTAGTTTAGTCTTATGGGTTCTATGCATTTACTTCCTGTCTACTATACCACTACTTCTACTCGTAAGCGTAGAAAGGGTAAAAAGAGTAAATCTCTTCTTGCCGCAGAGAAGAAACACGAAAAGTTCCTGAAAAAAATGATGGGGGGATGTAGCTCACTTGGGAGAGCGCCTGCTTTGCAAGCAGGAGGTAGTCGGTTCGATCCCGATCATCTCCACCAAACTGTTCGTGTGGTGAAATCGGTAAACACAAGGGACTTAAAATCCCTCGACAATAGTCTTGCCAGTTCGAGTCTGGCCACGAACACCAAAAACGCCGTTGTAGCTCAGTCGGTAGAGCATCTGATTTGTAATCAGGGGGTCGAGGGTTCGAATCCTTCCGACGGCACCAAATTATGGGGCCCATGTATAAAGAAACCTGAGAAGGTATACACGGGAACCGAAATCATAGGTATTGGACAGATGCACAAGTCTAATGCAGTACCTATACGTAGAAAAGAGGACGCTAAATCAATAGCGAACATGAGGAGATAACATGAAACCCTTTAATAACAAAGACTTTAATAAAAAACCACGGAAGCCCGGACTTGGGGTTGAGGTGAGGAATGGTAATGTTGAAAAAGCATTGCGTGTCCTCAAGAAGAAGCTTCAAGAGGATGGACTCTTCAATGAGTTGCGTGAACGTGAGTTTGCAATGACCAAGGGTGAACGGGGTCGTCGAAGTAGGGCGGCAGGAAAACGTAGGCAAGCGAAGACGTTAGAGAAACGTATGGAAGAGCAAGGATACTAACCTAGTGGATAACCTTATACGAGTATACGATGGTGCATTGGGAGATAAACAGTGCGACTATCTTATTGACATGTTTGAGAGGTATTCAGCGCTGCAAGAGATACAGGTAAATGCGTATGGTCAGACCCTTACTCGTATGAACCTTATGGCTGACAAGTTTAGCCCGTTCAAGGAAGACCTAGAATACCTTGGTAATGTGTTTGTGGGTGGTGTACGTAAGTATAAAGAGGAAATAGGGATTCTACCTTCCCAATGGCCTGAGAAGTATACACTTGAAGCGATGAAGATCAAGAAGTATGAACACAATGGTCAAGATTCTTTTCCTACTCATGTGGATGTTAACTCTTTGGATAACTGTAAAAGGTTTCTGGTGATGTTTATCTATCTCACGGACAATGAAGGTGGCGAGACTTTGGTACAGGACTTTGTATCCCCATGTAAAAAGGGATCGATTATAATATTCCCTCCATATTGGCCTTGGCTACATTCTGGAGAGAAACCTATTGACACACCTAAGTATATACTAGGGAGTTATCTACATTATGTCTAATAACGGTGCTATGTTTCATGAAGAGTTTGTTGCAAAGCAAGCTATGCATTATAATATGCCTGCAATGACTAAGTATCTTAGTGACGAATTGAATGAACGTCTAGAATCTGCAATAAGAGATGCTGGTGATTACTTTGCTGGACGCAATACCTCAGCATCTTGTCTCATGACACGATGGGATATGCATGATTACTATGATTCCTTTGTAGAGATCAGTGAAGCTGCGATTACCGTTGCAGAGGGTGGTGCATTGGCGGTACGTACACACCCAGATGGTACAATAAATCCTATAAAACTATATCTACAAGAATCTTGGGGTTTGATCTACGAGAAAGGACACATATGTAAGGCACATACCCATTGGCCCTCTGTATGGTCATACACTTATTGCGTCAAAGCGTGTGACACTTGCGCTCCCCTTGTATTTCCTTCTGCAACTGGTGGTGGATACGAAATATTTCCCGTTACATCACAGTTAATCGTGTTTCCTTCATGGGTCAGTCATGCTGTGCCTGAACATAAATGTGATCATGAACGTATTATGATCTCTGGTAATCTGGATGTTAGATGGGATTAAAACAACTAGCAGAAAGTATGAACAGTAGGCCCGAACTGTCACGCCATCCTGACGGTCAGTTTTTTCATGCTAAGTTTCCAATCATAAAAGAGAAAGCATTGTTTGATGATGAGTTCGATGAGGAACTTATATTCATTATACGGGGTCAAGGTGATACCCAGCATCATAAGACTAACGTAAAAGCGGATATGACTGATTGGTTTATGCAGAAGCAACATTCTCAATTCCAGACAGTAGGTGACAAGGCAATAGAGATTGCGAAAAAGAACGGGCCCTATGATATAGAGTTGGAAATGTTTGATTGTTGGGGTGCAGTCTATCATAAAGGGGATTGGACGAAGGCACATGACCACTGGCCCCACGTTTGGTCTTTCGTTTATTACCTACAATGTAAAAATAATGATGCTCCACTCACCTTTCCAGATGCTGAACTGTCCATATACCCTAATTCGGGAGACATTATACTGTTTCCTGGCTGGATACGACATTCTGTTCCAGAGCAAAACAACGATTCAGAGCGAATTATAGTCGCTGGTAATTTAATTAAAGTATAAATATCCTTTATGACAGAAACTCCAAACAGGTTTCGTGTGATGATCCTTGAAAATCCAGAAGTATTAGATGTGTATCTGTTATTAGCAGATGGATTGAATTCTGATGAGGCATACGAAATAGTAGAAACATATAGAGCTCAAGGCAAAACTGATATGAAGGTAGAAGAATATTTTCCTGAAGCTAACAGACTAGGCCGCAATCCAGAGCTCCATTAATCCTTATAAATAGTATCAAACTATTAGTGTAAGGATTATTATGTCGGAACAAGAAAACTTTTTTATGGGTGCAGACGGATTTGCTTGGTTCGTTGGGGTTGTTGAAGATCGTAATGATCCTAGTAAGCAAGGTAGGGTTCGTGTTAGAACCCTTGGAGCTCACCCACCAAATCTTGGCCAAATAGCTTCAAGTGATTTACCTTGGGCCCACGTGATGCACTCTGTAACAGACCCATCTATGCATGGAATGGGTAATAGTCCTTCTTGGTTAGTAGAAGGTTCTTGGGTTATAGGTTTCTTTAGAGATGCCATTGAAAAACAACAACCAATTATTATAGGTTCGTTGCCTGGGCAACCAGTCAACCCAGCTAACTTTCGAACTGGTTTCAACGATCCTAGACATAAAGAGTCTACCCAAATTGATACTGATCTAGGGGTTAAAGTTTATGACTACCAACCAGAAGATGAAGGAGAGTATGGCCCATATCCTTTGGGGGCTCTCAAGGATACTAAAGATAAAAAAAAGGGGAAGTTCAGTCGATTCTCTGGTCATACGGTTGGTGAAACAGATACAAATCGTCTTGCTCAAGGTGTTGTGTCCGAAACACATGGAGCCCTTGATCGTAGGAGGAAACGTAGACGATCTTCTATACCTACCGCAACCAGACCACACATACCTTCCGTAGAAGATGCGTCTGTTCTAGGTACAGGTCGCCCTGATCCTGTAGTTCCTTGGGATGAACCGCACCCTAAAGGTCTTACGAAAGATGCAGACCCTTATATGTCAGCAAAATACCCACTGAATCATGTTTTCGAATCTGAAGCAGGACATATTACAGAGATTGATGATACGCCTGGTGGAGAAAGACTTCTTAGAGAACATATGTCTGGTACATTTGAGGAAATCCATCCTTTAGGTGATAAGGTTGTAAAGGTTGTCGGATCGAATTACGAAATTATTGCTGGTTCCTCTAATGTTCTTATAAAGGGGAATGTTAACCTTACGATTGAGGGAACTAAGAAAGAATTGATAAAGGGTAACTATATCTTAGAGGTAGAGGGTGACTATACTCGTAAGATACATAAGAACGAGAGAGTTAAAATTGGAGCTGGTGAATCTGGCGGAAACCTAGAATCTGAGATTAGAGGCAACTATTCATACAACATAAATGATAATGTAAAAGGAAGAGTTGGTAAAGATCAAGACGTTACTATTCTAGGAAACGAGCAGAGAACTATTGAAGGGTATTTTAGACATAGTGTTACGGACAACATATCTCAAAAGAGTACAACTGGTTCTATTACAAGAGAAGCAAGGATTCACATATCGGAAACTGCTGTCTCTGGCACGTATACCGCAAAGGCAGGAACAACTATGAACTTGCAAGCAGTAAGTGGTATTACGATGGCATCTAATACTGCTTCTGTTAGTATTACTGCTGCAACAACACAAACCCATACCGCTGGAACAACATTTACTGAAACTGCTGGAACGATATATACAATCGTTGGTGATACTAAAGTGGATATTAACCCATAATGGCTAGAGTACATAGACATGGAGATGCAAGATCATGTGGTGCAACCACTGTAGTAAGCATAAACACTAATGTATTTGCAAATGAAAAACTTATTGCGGTACATGGTAATTTTAACACTCATGGATCAGGGCCATTAGTTGCTGGGTCTAAAAACGTATTCATAAAAGGAATTGCTGTTGTAAATCATACACCCGATGCCGGATTAGCTGACTCAGCAGGTCATCAGTCTACCCCAACTGCAGCTGGTTCTGCTGATGTTTTTGTAGGAGATTAGAATGAATTTTAAAACACCCAACTTGCCAGGCGCTAGTATATTATATAATGCAATAGCTCGGAAGGTTGCAGAAATAGAGGATAAAATTTTAACGGAACTTAATCTGGCTACAACTGCAGCCGATTTAGTTGCAAAAATTGAATCAGACTTATTAGATTTAAAAGAAAAAACAAAAGGATTAATGGCAGAGTTACCAATTGCAGCTGCGTTAAATCTACAAGCAGAGTTGCAGGCTCTTAATGGTTTATCTCTAGGAACTGATCAGTATGCAAATAAGTTAGCATCAATAACCACAGCATTTGGGCCAGCAATTAAGTCAGGAGGATATGATTTAGATAGTATCATAACTGATTCAGCCTCAACAATTTCTGCCGCAACTTCTGCACTTAAAAGCGGAAGTTCTTCTGTATCTATTACATCAGCGTTGTCTTCTAAAATACCGAACTTTGAATTGCCGCCAGGAGCAGTAGTTGCAATAGAAAAAGCAAAGGCTTCACTATTACCAGAGTTTAAATCACTGAAAGAACTTGCACATTCTTTTTCAGAAAGTGTATCAGAAGATTTAGTAAAAGGGATATTTGGAGATAAGAAGGCAAGAGATAAATTGGCAACCGATCTTGCTGCGTTAGAAGCAAAGTTAAAACCTGCCGCAGCTGCATTTGGAGCAAAAGCTAAAAGATTAGAAAAAAGACTTAGTGAACGTAGAGTAAACGAAAGAACAATAGAAATATTAGAAGCATAGGGGAAATATTATGGGAAAGAAAAATCTATGGAGTCCATTAGAAGAACTTAAAAATAAAGTTTCTGCATGGAAGAAAGGTAAAAAGGTTTACCTTACTATCACAAATCCGATAAAGAGCGAAACTAATAAACCTTTTATTAAAAGGGAAGCAAAAGATGTGTGGGGGAAATATACTCCATATTCTATGAAGCAAACACATTAATATTTGTATAAATAATACGTAAAAGGAGTTAGTCGTTGACCAACGAAAGTTCAAGAAATACAGATGCGTTTACAGATGCTCAAGGACAGAATAAAACTTCTAGTAGGGGAGCTCAATTATATTCTGACCTAGACCTTTTCTTTGGAAAGAATAATACCGATGGCGATGTTAATACAATATATGATGTCCAAGCAATAAAAAGATCAATACGCAATCTTATATTAACAAACCAATACGAAAAACCATTTCATCCAGAAATTTATTCTGGTGTGACAGGAATGTTATTTGAATTGATGACTCCAACAACAGCAGTCATTCTTGCTCGACAGGTTGAAGATGTTATAGAAAATTTTGAGCCAAGAGCACGACTTGTTGGTGTTAATGTTTATCCTGATCTAGACAGAAATAGTTACACGTGTACAGTAGAATTTTACATAGTTAATGCACCTACTGAACTTATAGACTTAACACTAGCATTAGAGAGAATACGATAATGGCAAATGAATCAAGAAGGTTAGATGTTTCGGAATTTGATTTTGATGATGTAAAAACAAATCTTAAAACATTCCTTAAATCCCAATCACAATTTAAAGATTACGATTTTGAAGGTTCTGGAATAAGTGCCTTATTGGATGTCCTAGCTTACAATACACATTATCTTGGATATAACATGAACATGTTAGCAAATGAGATGTTCCTAGACACTTCAACTCTACGTTCTAGTATTGTTTCCCATGCGAAGACACTAGGTTATGAAGTTACTTCTAGTAAGGCTAGTTATGCAGATGTTAATGTAGTTTTAAATTCTGCAAAGTCTTCTGCTACAATGCCAGCAGGAACAGTGTTTACAACAACAATTGATAATATTGATTATCAATTTGTTACGGTAGAAGAGTTAACAAGACAGAATACTGGTGCAAATATACCGTTTAATAATATCAAAATATATGAAGGGTCTTATATTACCTCACGGTATACTGTAGATTCTAATGATGTTCAACAGAGGTTTGTTATGCCAGAAGCAGCTTCAGATACAAGCACTCTTACTGTAGAAGTACAAAATTCAGCATCAGACACTTCGACAACTTCTTTTACTAAAGCAGTAGACATTTCTGCACTTTCTTCTAAAAGTAATGTTTACTTTTTACAAGAGGTTGAAGCAGGAAAATTTGAAGTATACTTTGGAGATGGTGTTGTAAGTAAATCACTTACTAATGGTAACATTGTTTTACTTAAATATGTTGTAACAAATAGATCAGCGGCAAACGGAGCATCTGTGTTTGCTTCTTCTGGTGCAGTAGATACTGTAACTGATATTACAGTTACTACTCTTAATAAAGCAATCGGAGGTTCGGGCCCGGAGTCCTTAACATCTATTAAAATAAATGCTCCATTAGATTATGCTTCTCAAGGAAGATGCGTAACTGCTGAAGATTATAAAGTATATGCAAAAAAACTATTTCCACAGACACAAGCAGTTATGGTATTTGGTGGTGACGTTGGTTCTTATGATCCTAGTCTTGGGGTGACTGGCACAGCATCTTATGGTCGAGTTTATATTTCTATCAAATCTACTACAGGAAATAATTTGACAGATGCTCAGAAATCATTATTAGTATCAGATTTAAAAAAATACAATGTTGCTTCTATCACTCCAGTTATTATTGATCCAGAAATTACGTATATTATTCTGAATACAAATTTTAAATATGATTCTAGTAAAACCACAAAAACAAAAGAAGATTTAATTTCAGATGTAAGCACAACATTAAGAAATTATAATAATTCTAATTTGAAAAGTTTTAATATTGTTTTCCGTCATTCTGCTGTTGGTAGATTGATTGATGATACAAACGATTCTATTTTAAGTAATATTACTAATGTTACTTTAGCAAAATTCTTTACTCCTGCTAGCGCTGATCAAGTAACGAAATATAATCTATATTTTAATAATACACTTTACAATCCTCATACTGGCCACGCAAAAAGTGCGGGCGGTATTATTAGTTCTTCTGGTTTTAAAGTTGGATCAGAAACTACAGAGAGTTTCTTTGATGAAGATGGTTCTGGTAATCTTAGACGATTTCATTTAGTGGGTGTAGTAAAAACGTATGACAATAATGCAGCAGGAACAGTAAATTATGCTACAGGCCAAATCAGTATTAATGGTATATCTATTTCTTCTATTTCAGATGTTGATGGATTAACATCTGGAAAAATTAGGTTAACTGCTATTCCAAGTTCTAAAGATATTGTTCCTGTACGTAATCAAATTTTAGAATTAGATGTAGTCAATATAAAAGTTTCTGGTGATCCTGATTCTATTGCAGTAGGAGATGCAGGCGCAAGCACTACATACACAACTTCAACAAGTTATGCTAGTAATACGAGTTATTAAAGATGACCCCTTTTGATTCAGGATTAGTTACAAAAATTTCTCCGCTTATAGAAGGGCAAATGCCTGGCTATATTCGTAGCGATCATCCCCAATTTGTAGAATTCCTCAAACAGTATTATGAATTTCTTGAAGCTGCAGAGCTCCAGTGCGATGGTATTATCAATAATATTATTCAAGAAACAATAAGTGTAAATTATATTCTAGATGAAAATGATGGAAAGGTTGTTGCTGAAGAAGGTGTTGGCACTACTGGAAAATTTATAGAAGGCGAAACTATTACAGGTAGCATATCAAAAGCAACTGCTACTGTTCTGATAGATGATCTAGGAAATGTAATTCCTAGACTTTTTATATCATCCAACCAAAGATTTGAACTTGGCGAAACAATAACAGGCACAACCTCTGGTGCGACTTCTATTACAAAATCCTATCGTGGTAATCCTATACAAAATATCCAACAAATGATGGATTATGCAAATACAGATAATACAACTGCTCTTGTATTAGATGAAATGCAAAGACAGTTTATGGATACCATACCACTAACTTTAGCAGATGGATTATCAAAAAGAGATTTAATAAAAAATATTAAAGACCTTTATGCAGCCAAAGGTACTTCAGAGGGTCATAAATTATTTTTACGTTTGATGTTTGCAGAAGATGCTGACGTATTTTATCCTACAAAATATATGTTGAGAACATCTGACGGCAAATGGAATAAAAAATCTATTATACGTTGTGCAAATGGAACAGGTAGTTCTGGTACAGAAGTTATAGGACTAACATTAACAGGTCGCACATCTGGGGCAACAGTTTTTGTTGTTAACGCAACAGGATTTTCTCAGGGTGCTTTTTCTATTAGTGAATTTGAAATAGATTTAATAACATTAAATGGCACGTTTATTGATGGAGAAACCGTCTTTGCAATTGGTGTCACCACTGATGTAGAACAAAGATTTACTATACAAAAAATTGTAACAGGTGCTGTTATTGAAAGTGGTGGAATTCTTTATAATGAAGGAGATATTGTAACTCTTGATAATACTGTCGGTAATGGTTTAGCAACTGCCATAGTAAATACGGTATCTGTAGGTAATCTTGATGATGTCATAGTTTTTGCATCAGGAGCAAACTATAGAATAGGTGATCCATTAATATTTACAGGCAATGAAGCTTCGGTTACAGCAGTTGCTGTAGTTTCTTATCTTGGTGGAGCATTTCTAACACAAAGTTCTTACATTTCTGATGTTTCAGCAGACGATGTTGTTATGGAACCAACTACTGTAAGAAGTTTTCCAGATATAGATTTATGCACTGAGGCTGGAGATTTCGTAACTTTAGATGGCACAGATAGTTCTGCAACTGATGCTGGTTTTCGAGTATCAGGAGAGCTTGCAACTCCAAGATTACTAAAACTAGATGATATAGAAGGTGATCGTATAGTTTTTGAAGAAGGCACATTTTCTACTTATGGAGAAATTGGTGGCGCTCGTATAACCTTTGGTGGTTCTGGTTACAGTTCCTTACCTACTATCACGGTTGGGTCTGCGTATGGGTCAGGGGCAGCTCTGATTTCTACCACTAAAAATATTGGTGCTATATTAGATGTTAAAGTTCAAGATGCTGGATTTAATTATAAAATTGCACCCGCTGCTTCAGTTCCAGCAAATTTTATTTTAACAGGTATAACGGGAACCTTTAGTGAAAGTAATATTTTATCTTCTCATACTGGAACCGTTACTAATTTTAATACTAATACTAAAGTATTATCTACAACTATAGAAGATGCAATTTATACTAAATTAGAACAAGAGGATTCAATTGTTAATCAAGATATACAATTAGAAGAAAATACAGAATTAGTCTTTAGTAGAATTTTAGCTAATAATGTAATTGAAAATAATAGTATTCAAAATCTTGAGAGCCGAGATATAGACCAGAGAGATACTACTGGTGTTGCTGTACAAGAAAGTCCAAGATTTGGATTTGTCGATCAAGTAGTAACAGATGCTGATGATTCAAAATATACTCAAATAAGTTTAGAGTATAATGATTCTTATACATGTAGTACTACTACGATGGAACTTGAAGAAATGCGTGTCGATGAGGACTCTCCTCCTTGGATTACTTCCCCAGAGTTTTATGAAGCTCGTCCTCACTATCCAAAGAATGGTACTAGGGTATTGCTCGAAGGAACTGTTATTGGAGATTCTTTTCTGATAGAAGATGGTGGTACTGATGGAAGTGGCACTAATGCTGGTGACGAAATATTATTAGACAGAACAGAATCTGGCGGTGCTGATGCTGGTGATAAAATCATACAGTTTTCCGATGATGAAGGAGACAATATACTTTATGAAGAGCATGATTTGGTTTCTGATATCACTCAGAGAAAAGATAAGTTTCAGTTGGATGGTAGTAGTGTACAATTATACACAACTGGTGGGTGGGTAGATGAAGATAGAGTTTCTAATGAGGGATTAATACAAACTTCAAGTCAACAAGTTTGGGTTGATCCAGTTAGGCCAGAAGACCCATCTGATGAACATATCTATCTAGAAGATGAGACTGTCAGGGATGAGGGCGGTGGCATTGGCGCTGGTGGAAGCCAATTGTTATTGGATGGTACTTCAGCAAATAATGTTTCTACTGCTGACACCACCGCTGATGAGGGTGTATTCAACTGGGGTAGGACTCTAGACAATGGTTCTTTAGTTTTATATGAAGATGTAGAAAAAGGGTATTATAAAAATGTTGTACATGATACTGTTAGATCATTAGATGCTACTGATGGTATACTTCTAGAAGATGGTGCTTCAGATAGAGCAATTACATCTTTATTTGCAATAACCTTAGACAGTACAGCATCTGGTGGTGTTGATGCTGGTGATAATATCGCAATGGAAGATTCTGTG